GTAACCTTTGGATTTATAGACGATGCCGTTGCCGCGCGCGTCTTTCCCCAGCCAAAACAGGGCGTTATCCAGTTTGGCGACCGAATAGGCCGCCTGACAGCCGATTTCGTTGAACGCGCCTTGAATACGCGCCAACGGAAAGTCGGGAAGACCGGCATTATACCAGACCTCGATGGAGTTGGTGCCAAACAGCCAGACTTCGCGGTGATCGACGATCAATGTGACGAGATTGTCGGGCGAACCTTCGGCGCTGGCGAAGTCCAACGGGTCGACAGAAGACCCGTCATAGAGAGTAGTCACCCAGAATTTTTGGCTGTTCGGCTGGTTGAAGACAAAATAGCCGTCGATGAACCCAACGCCCACCGCGCCGTAAAAGTCAGGGTCCGTAATCTGGGCGAACACATCTGTATTGGCGTTATAGATATAGCCAGTAGCGCCGTCAGCAATGAACAACTGCGTGCCGTTGTCCACCATATTAACAGGGTTAGACCCCGGAACGCCGCCTTTATCCACGAAGGTCCAGTCCGAGGCAATCTTATAGAACCGCGTCCCGGCAACGGCGTAGCCATAGTCACCAAAAGTCCAGAGCCCGCGAACCGGTCCTGTCGGAAACTCAAGAAGCTTGCGCAAGCCTGGCGTGCGCTGAAGAAACGCCGGCTGTTTGCCCCCGTCAGGGACAATCTCGGGAAAAAGATTCACGCACCTATTATCGGCCGCGTTTACTGACCTAGCAACATACGAACTACCTAAAATAGGGGTTTGCATTAGGCTACTCCTATGGTAAAGTCAGTTTCATGATATCTACTGACTATATTAAAGAGCGCTTGAATTACGACGCTGGCCTTGGTCAGTTTACATGGCGCGTTAACAATAGACGACCCGATCTTATCGGCAAAGTTGCCGGAAATCGCAACGCAGCCGGCTATTGGTCGATAGCGATAGATAACAAAAAGTATCTGGCGCACAGACTGGCGTGGGCTCACGTAACCGGTGCGTGGCCTAAGGCGCATATAGACCACATAGATGGCGATAAGCTTAACAACAAATTTTATAATCTTCGTGACGTATCGCGGTGTGTAAACCTGCAAAATATGCGGAAACCTACTAAGGCAAATAAGTCTGGTTTCCTCGGCGTATGCGCCCACCAAGGAAAATGGCTGGTGCAGATAATGGCTTACGGAGTTAGATACCGCAAAAGCGGGTTCAACACTCCAGAAGAAGCGCATAGCCATTACGTAGAAATGAAACGCAAACTGCATAAAGCCTCCACTCTGTAAGTTATTGATTTTGTTAGTAATTCCCGGCATACACGTTAAATCTTTGTCTGGTCCCCACGATGCTGTAGGGTAGCGCCATAATATCATCCGGGTTATTGATGCGCTTCAGATTTCGCTTGCTATACATAGCAATGCGTTGCACTTGCGCGGACGGCTCGACGCCAAACTCAGGCGCAAGCTCGCAGGCCAGATTGTAGCGCATGGCCCTGAGATAGCCCGGCGGAAACGCGAGCGTCGTGCCAAGATTCGCCGGTTTGGTAAGTTCGTTGACTGAAATGAAATGCCACTCCAAAAGCCGCAACGGCTTTGGGTAGACATACATCTCAATATCAGGATAAGTATTGTTTACAAATATGACTTGTGGGTAGGTGCTGGTCACGGTCTTGACGGCGATGCCGTTATACTGCTGCTGATTAATGAACTTGATGCCGTAAGAGACATTGGTCTGCGGGTCGCGGAAATAGGTCGAGTCATCCAGCAGGACAGGGCGGTTGCCGACAAAGTCTCCCGACGGCCCGAGCGTGCGAAACAGCTCCCCGGACGGCCAGTTAAACACCTGATCTTGCGTGGAAAACACTGCCAAACGCTCGGTATTCCAGCTATCGACCATTTGCTGAAACGCGATAAGCGCGTCGTTTGCGGTCTCGGCGGACGGTGTTTCGCCCTCCGCCAGAACGCCAAGAAGCCGAAGCGAGCCATTTATAAGATGAGCAACGGAAGACGTATTGGTATTAGACGTGGACGGAACGACGACAGGCACATTCAGCGCTGCGTTGAACAGCGCGATCATTTGACCGTCCGTCCAGCTCTGCGACGACTGCGTCAGAACAGCAATAGGATCGCCCGAAGTAATATATTCGGCGGCCCAGAACTCAATCCAGTCGTCCGTATTAGCATCCGCCGGCACAGCCTGAAACAACAGGTTCATGTCGCCTAGCTGAGCCAAAGCGGTAAAATACTGTTGTCGCGTCACGGTCGTCATACGGGCACCTGCACAGCGGCGTCAAAAAGAGTCAACATTTGCGCGGACGTATAGCCCAACGCCAGTTGAATTTGAACATACAACGGATCGCCAACTTGCACTATTTTGGCCGAATTAAACTCTATCCAATCAGGATAGTTTGCGTCAGCCGATACGCCTTGATAGGCTGCGTCCATCTCAGACACATTCGCCAAAGCCGTAAAAAGCTGTTGTTTGGTGACAGTGGTTATCATGCCCAGCCCTTTTCATGGCATAACGCGATATAATCCACTATGCTTATGTAACCTGCTTCACAAAGGGCACGAGCCATTTCGCGGGTCATACGGTTAGTTCCCGAAACATGTATAGTTGAAGACGACGCTATCTGTGCCTGTGCCTAACGTCACTGTAAACGACGTATTACTCTGCGAGCTTATGTAATAGGTTCCTGTATAATTGCTCGCCGGCGTAACTGTGCAGTAAGCGTGGGTTGCGTACGCCGCTGCAAAGGTGATGGTGCAAGCCGTGGGTGTAGCCGTTCCTAGTGTAAACTGTCCGGCGTTATTGCTGCTACCCGCCGTCGCGGCTGGCGGCGATGTCCCGCAAGAACTAATCGTAGGAAGAGACGCTGCCACAACGACACGCGTTGTTGCGCTCAGGGACGTAGCGGCGACATTACCCGAATTGTCTGAAGTAAAAGAAGATACTGTGTATGGCGCAGCCCCCGCGCCGCCGCCTAAAACAACTTGAGTAGCCCCCAAGGCCGCCGAAGACGCCAATGTTGACGAGCCGGAAAAATATGGGACGCCACCCGAAGTGCCTTGCGACAGCCCTGTGCCGCCGCCTGCTACAGCTAAGACGCCGAGATTGGACGATGTGTTTTTCGGCACCCAAGTGGAGCTTGCCTTGACGTAAGTGAGCGTCACTGTGCCGCCAGCATCAATCCAAAATGGATTCTTGCCGGTGCCTATCTGCACAGAGTCCGCAGGGCTAGCGCATCCCGTAATGGTCAATGCAGTAATGCGTTTCAGCGTGCTAATTGTAAATTCGTCGCTGTCGTCGCGGTTACAGGGAAGATTAACTGTGCCGGATGCTAAGTCCGTCACCGGATTAATAAGCAAAAAACTGTATTCGGCTATCGCTGCCGAAGTAAGCGAAAATCCAGTGGTCGGCACGTAATCAAGTAAGTTCCCGTTTATTGAAGGAGGGTCAGAATCCGAAACCCAAAATCCGCTAGATTCAAGATATTTTATTTTTATTGTCTGGTTTGCGGCCAACCGGAACGGATTGGCGCCAATAGATATATTATCGCCCGAACAAGGCGTTAGAGTCACTCTAGTGATTAATTTCAATGTGTTAACAGCAAAAAGAGCGCTGTCGGGGCTTCCACAAGGAAGATTAATAGTCCCTTGAGTCAGTTCTGTTGCTGGCTGTAGCAGAAGATAATTATAAGGGCTTGTCACCGTATTAGCGACATTAAATCCTTCTGAGACAGCCGTGTTTATCCAGCTATCTTTTCCGTAATAGCCTTTACAGTAATCGCCGAGCAAAAGATTACCGTTCGAAACGACGCCTTCAGAACGGATATTTTGACCGCGTATACAATATGACGAAGCCGTTCCGTAATTTACGGGCGTAATGGTGTTTGTGACAGGGTTCACATCTTGAAGCAGTCCGTAGACTTCTACACCAAAGGTCCAGTTTCCTGTAAAATACGTGTAAGCGCCAACAGTGGCGACACTAATAATAGGCGCATAATAACGCTGATTATTAACATAGTTATTGACGCCGGAATACGCCGGGTCGTCTGCATCAACATACGCGCGGCCGCCTGTCTGGCCTAATCGGCATGTAGGGTTGTATATTGTATTGCTGTCAGCAGCTTTTACAAAGTCGAAACAAGCGTTTGTGGCATAAACTTTGATATTTCGAAATTCATTTACTGTCGCGACTTGCGCCGGGAGTGGCGCGGAAGTCCCGTATCGACCAGCTACATAAACTCCATAAGTTGACAGCGCGCCCCAAGCGTCAATATCGCGAAACGTATTGAATATAGTATTGCCGCCTATATTATCCGTGCCGCCGGTGGCGGCGGCCGATATAATGCTCAATACAGAACGAAAACCGGAACCAAAGACTTTGATTCCGCCAATTTCGGTGTCTTGAACTGAAGTTAAGAGAATGGCGTCGCTGGTATTGCCCGCACGCATGGAAAGATTAACATTTATTAATTGCGCTTGCGAGACAAAGCTGTTGCTAGCCTGCCCAACGCAAACACCCACACAAGAAAACGTCGTGCCATTGCTCGCGCCGACAATCTTAACGTGGCTTTTCAAAAGAATAGGTGACGCCAGATAGGCGGTGCCGGACGGGAGATAGAGCGTGCCGCCTCCGGCGGTATTGATATTTGAGATACGCGAATTAATGGCCGCAGTGTCATCGGTCACGCCGTCAAATTTAGCGTTCGGCACACCAAAATAAGACCCGCCAGCGACATTGTCCTGAACACTTACCCAAGACAGATTTCCTGTCGAGGATATGCTGCCAACATCAAACCAAGAGGTGCCAAGTTTTATGCCAATTCCATAAGGATTGGCCGCATTATTCATGCCCCATTGCATCTGTGAATATGTTTGTGACTGCGCTATCTGAGGGATCAGAACCGCAAGAAGAGCGTAAATCAGTCTCATAATCAGCCTTTGGTCTGCGTCCGCGTCTTCGGGTTATAGCATTGTCCGTTGCGGGCGTCATCTCGCATGGGTCATAGTCAGTCCAGCCGTTTTCGCGGTCAGCATCAGCCTCTAAATCCATAGACGCGACTTTAAGACCGTGAACCGGATGGCGCAGATATATTACAGCCATTTTACACCTATGGTAAGGGCCAGGCGGGCCGTAGCCCGCCCGTAAGATTGAATTAAGCGACAGTAAACGTCAGTCTGTAAACTGGGAACGTCACCGTATTAGCAAGCGTTCCAGAAACCGTCGCGCGGATGCGGATACGGTCGCCAGCCGCAACCACTAGATTGGCGGCCGTGCCGTTGAGCGTAAGCGAACGCACAGTATTTGCGGCAAGCCCAGTGCCGCCGGTCGCCTTGGTCGTGTTGACGTCGGTCGCCGCTAGCATAGCTGCCGTTCCCGAGCCAGCCTGACCAAGGTTGGTGATACCAAAAGTGATATAGTTGGTGTCGTTTGCCGTCAGCGCGTCAACGCCCGAGAACAACGCCGATGTCAGCACGCCCGCAGCCGGTGCGATCATAAAAACATCATTTGTGCCTGCGGTAGTAACGGCAATCGTCGCGCCCTGCTGGCTCATGGACAAGCCGCTGGCAATGTTGGACGCAACCTTGGAGGTTGAATCCAGCGTAGTGCCTCCGCTGATCGCTGCGCCTGAAATGGTCGTGCCACTTACAAGCTCAGGATCAGAGAAGGCAACGCCGATAGCTTTCGTATTAGGCATTGCCTTCTCCTGTGATTAGCCGAGACGATACAGCGTCCAAGTGCCGGAACCCGTCTTGCGGGCGCGGAACATCTGCGACGTGCCGGCCGTGGCCACCACAGTCATCAGACCCACCAGCGTCCAGCCAGTATTGGTCGTCAGCGTGATAACGCCGGTGCCCGAACCGTCGACATTCATGACCGAAAAGTCAAACGCATCGCCAACACTAGACGCCGAAGGAATGCCGACTTCGAGAGCAGCAACCGTCGGAAGCTGATACGAAGCCGCCGTGCCGCCCGGCGAGCCAAGCAGGATGCCGTTAAGCACCTGGTTGGCCGTCAGAGTAGCCGACGCGGTCGCCGTAGCCGGGACCGCCGTAGCAAACATCAACGGTTCGTTGAGGTTGCCGGCGCCAAGCTGATAGCCGCCCGTGCCCTGGGAAAGAGGCGGAGTCGGGCCAAACGATTCAAGTGGGTAAGACGCACCCTGCGTAGTAATAGCCATGGTTCATTGCTCCTTAATCTGAGATGAAAGAAGGGGCTTGCGCCCCTCCTATTAGCCCCAAAGACGAACCGCCATCTGCGGACGAATGACGCTGTAGCCATACAGAACGTCAATACGGCAGGGCAGTCGGTCGTTGTTGATGTCATACTGACGGACAACGCGGAGCGAAATACCGTTATGGACCTGGCGCGATGCCATATCGACGCCCTGCGGAAGCAGAAGGTCGGCGGTGGCGAACGCGATGGCGTCCTTGTGGTAGACCAGGTTCTGCGGATACTGCGTCGAAGCAGCGCCGAGGAAGGTCACGGCCTTCCCAGAAACCGGCAGAGCGTCGACCGTAGCCAGAGCCTGCGAAGCCGAATACATCGCCGGGACAGTGACCGAAGCAGTGGTCGACGCGGTAACGTCAGCCAAAGCCACGAACTGATACAGCGAACCAGTCGACTCACGGGTCTGCGGATTAACGGCATAGACATCAGCGATGGTAAACACGTCGCCAGCCTTGATCGTGGTCGTAGTAAGACCTGTCAAAACGACAGTCGTGGAACCTTCAGTTGTGACCGTAGCATTGACCGTAACCGTGCCAGCGCGCGAGCCAGTCGTGAACTGCTTGATTGACTGCGACATATTCAGTTCATCGTAGCCGAGGATGCCTTCGCCAAAAATGCCGCTCTTGAACTGCTTGGCAATAGTGGACACCGGGTTGAACAGGCCCTTCATGCCTTCGATCAGCGCGGCGTTTGCAGCCGGGTTGACCGTCGCATAGCGCGGCGACATGACAGCGGCGTTCTCGTTGAGCTTCTGCTGAGCCTGAAGCAGAACCAACGAGGTAGCCGGGGTCGTGCCCGGCGTGCCGACCGAGTTGCCGATATATTTGAAGGCGTTCGCAACGTCGGCGTCGATGGACGACGCGAGCTGCGAAATACGCGGCTTCAGAACACGTTCGGCGAAATCGTCGAGCTGCATGGTCAGTTCGGCGGTCGTGAAGTTAACGCCGATGTGCTTCTGGCTGGAAACCGCGAGCGTGGTGTACTGCTCGTTGTCGTCCTGCACCTGAAGCGCCGCGCCGTCCGTGACCAGCGCGCGGTCGGGCAGACGGATACGGAGGGTCGAGCCGATCTTCGCGCCTTCAACGGCGAAAGAGTCGTCATACTGGCGGTTGACCGTGCGGGTCAGGACAAGATTATTCTCAAGGATTTCAAGGGCCTTGCGAGTAATCATGTCAATGGTAAGAAGCGAATTAGACATTCCTTATCTCCGATTCTGCGCTTCCCACTTCTTGATCTGTCGCTGACGTTCCGCTTCAATCCATTCCGACGTCGACATTTCTTTTATGGACCGGGGGTCCGTCGTGTCTCGTCTCGGGCCAGAGTTCGACCGGGTTGCCGTGACAGGCGCAAGAGGCGCTGGCGCGGTTGATGTCCTCTTGACCGGCGGATTGTCGACCAGTTTGGCCTCAATCTTACCGATCTCTTTTGCCTGCAAGACGGGCGACAAACGGGATATACGGCTGGCTTCTTTCGGGTTGGAGCCGAGGAAGTAGATTACCTCGGGGCCAATGTCAGAAGCCTGAATAGCCTGAGCCATAACGTCCGTGACGGGTAGATTGGGGTTATACGCGACTTGCTCGAAGTCTTCGTATTTTTCCCTCACTTCCTCTTCACGGTCGCGATAGGACTCAATGATCTCAGCCTGTTGCCTTGCGGCCTCGCGCTGAGCCAACATCTCCCGAGCCTTCTGCTCCGCCAACGCTTCCGCGTATTGCTGAGCCGACTCGAAATCGTTGGGGTCCGCAGGAGGTGCGACAGGTTGTCTGACCTGTTGCTCCGCAAGCCGTTGGGCCTGCTCACGTTCCCATTTCCGCTGTTCTCTTGCAAGGCGCTTGCTTACAATGGCGTCCAGCTCTTCCTGAGTGAACGATTTTGTAGGCTGCTGTTCCTCCGGCGTCTCTACAGCGGTCTCCGGTGCTGCCGTGGCTTCCGGTTCCGGCGCGGGGCTGATCTCCGCTACAGCCTGTTCTTCGTCGCTCAAGGCGATACTCCTTTACCTAGCTATCCGGCTAGTCGGTTTACAAATATTACGCTTTTTCAGCGCGGGCGTCAACAATACCATTTGCAAGGTCTTGAATTTTAAGTGCCAAGGGAAGCGCTTCGTTAGCTATGGCGAGGCCGCCAGCTTTCGTTGCGATGTCCAGCATCTGCAAGAGCTTCTGAAGCTCATCTATAGTAAACATAACCTTCTCCAAGGTATATCTGCCCGGTGGAGAACAGCGCGGGCCGAGCAGACAACCTCCCGCGCCGTTTTAATTACGCCCACGGCAGCGTGGGGCGTACAATAACAGGATTTTTAGTCTCCTCGATTTTATTATCAAGAAGTGTATTAAGCTCAGCAACTTTGTCAGAGCCCATAGCACTTTCAAGCCAACTAACAACTTGATTTAATGTCAGATCAGCATACGGCGTAAAAGATGTTTCATTAGACAAAGCTATTGATTGCGAGCCATATATTTCAGCAGAACGTATGCCATCAGTCGCCTGACGTCGCCAGTGAATACTAAAAACAACGTCCGAGAAGCCGCTGTGTTCCGGGTAACATTCTAGTTGAGAAATGACCCATTTATATTGGTTGCTCATTGTTTTGCCTTACGCATCGCTGGTGGTGGCAAGAAGATAATATATTGTTCCGTTTACTCTGACCGCAATCTTATTCGTTACTGTTACGTTAGTTATAGCGGCGTCGGTGACGCCAGTTCCTTCACAATAAATAGACGGAATCGTATTTCCCGCGCTCCTGTCAGTTGAATATACTGTTACCGTATCCGCTGGCGTCGCGGTTGGTGCGGTGCCTGTTTCTATAGTAAGACATTGCGTGCCAGTGGTGGGGCTAGTCGTTGTCCCCAAGAGAATATTGCCAGAAATATCAAAACGAACCGTTTCTACGTTATTAATCAAATAGTTGACGTATGATGTGGTGCCTGTAGTCACAAATCTTATCGCGCTATCTACCGAAGACGCGCCTACAGCGGTTACTATAGATTGTATGTTGGAACAATTACGAATAACGCCGCCTGTGTCCGCGCCTCGGAACAAAATAATTCCTAGCGTATCGTTCACCGAAACTGCCGCGCCCGCGCCGCTTGCGGCGCGCGATTTTTGCAGTATGTAATAGGCAGAATTACCGTTCGCCGTTTGATTCCAGACTGTAAGTTGAGGAGTGAAATTAACGGCGGACGTAAAGCTAAAAGTGTCGCCACTAAAGGTCTGTGACCCTGTAAATGTTTGCCCGACGTCTGTTCGCGCGATCGTCGCGTTCGTAGACGGGAACGTCATCGTCGTGCTGTCCGTGCCAGCAAGCGTCAATGTATTATTTGCTGTTAAAGTTTTGCCGTCAGCTATTGTTAGCGTCGATCCGGACGCAGGCGCAGTAATCGCAACCTTATTGATGCTTGTCGCGCTGGCTACGCCAAGAGCGGGCGTTACAAGCGTTGGGCTGTCGCTCATAAATGTCTTAAGTTGCGCCGCAGTCGTCTTTACTGGGCCTACGCCGGCCGTTTGCACGTTCGGCACAATATCTGTCGCGGATACGGCTGCGCCCGCTGCGAGGTTAGAAATGCTGGTATTGGCCATTTTATGCCTCTTGCAACAGGTAGCTGGCGCCGTCTTCCATCATAAGAAAATCGACGTTATTTTCCAAAAGTATGCCGTCAGAGATAGCCGGAGCAATGCTTGTGTCGCCGGATACGAAACTAATAATACCGCCGAGCCCGATGGAGACGGCATTTCGAAGGGCGACACCAAAACTCATCGAATGTTAATCGGTTTACAATAAACCGACCCCCCGGAAGATACTTGGATAGCGCTAACCCGCCAAGGTGAACCCGTACCGGAAGGCACAGTAAACGGAATTGGCGTATTAGCCGGAATTGGAGTAGACGCTGTCGTAGCCGTGACGCCCTCGCCGACAATCACATAACATGCAGTTGTGGCCCATACGACAACGCCTTGCGGGCCCGCCGGCCATGTTGCTGTAGACCCAGCCGTGCCGGTATAAGTGATGGTTCGCCCCGGAAAGTTACCGTCAGCAAGCGGATTCAAAAGTTCCATGTCAGCCTCACGCCAAGAATTTCAATTTATACAGCGTTTTCAGATACAAGCCAACTATCTCGTCGACAATGTTCTGAATGGCCGTATCGTCGCCGAACTCTTCCCGGCCTTTTTCAATCTTTTTCAGCGAATCTTCAAGAAATTCAAC